TAAACTAACGGTTGCGTTAAAATTAGCTGAGGAGTCAATGCATTGGCTACCTCCATAACCAGTAGTTAAGCCAGATGCTTTATTTTCAATAAATAGCAGATCTGACAATTGGTCATTTCCTAATAACTCATTTAGGTTAACGACTGATCCGAAAAAGACAACCTTATAAGCATGAGCTTTGCCCTCTTTTAAATCTACGCTATTTAATTTCAAACTTCCTTGTTTGTAATCAACGGTATTTAGTTTGATTGTTGCACTTTGTCTAACTCTAGCGTCAAAACCATTTATAATATCAAAATTATAATAATGTTGGAATATTTTATTATTAACATCATTAGCCGGCAAAGTAAATTGTTGGCTAAATGAAGTAAACACAGACTTAACGTCTCTAACGTTTTTTATAGTATCAGTAATGGTTACAGATTCATCTTTGAATAAATCAACTCGTTGGTCTCTAATGTAAAGTTCGATTATCTGCATTATCTAACATTGTTTATCGTTTGGAATGCAAAGTCAATTTCTAAAGTGTAATTTATAAGGCCGTCAGTCAATTTATTTTTATATTCAAAACTTGAGCTTTTAATAACTACTCCTAAAACCTCATCTTCATATTCTATCCAAACTTGCTCACTTAATAGCAACTCTTCAAAAACTTGATTGTTTTCTTCTGGATACCAACCAGAGTTCAAAGTCAAAGAATTTTGACCTTGTTTAGTCAATATTTTTTGTTGAGGATTATAGGTATTGTAAGATCCGCTAGAATTTAAAATATTGCTTTTATATAGCGTTTTAGTTGTTGCTAATGTTTTTCTAGTATTACCAAAAAACCAAAGGTCTTGTAAAGCTCCAAATTTATTTCTAAAGGTTAATTTAGTTGGAGGGTATTTGCAATGCTGAGGCTCTTGAACTCTAATAGACGTTACATAATTCCAACCACCAACCGGACTTGCATCAGCCTCCTCAATTATTATTCTGTCTGCTGGTAGCCATTGATAATTATTAAAGAAATTTGTTAAATTTTGATTTTCTTCAATAGTTCCATTTGTCCCCTCTACATATTGAACATAATTATTATACGTTAAATCATTGTCGCTTACATAAATTATTTGTTTATAATTTTCCTCATTCCCATTGTATTGAATAAGTTGATTTAATATTTCAACTCCATTGTTAAAGAAACCAACTCTAAAGTCATTAGGAGCCGCTTGAGCCTCAGCCAATCCTCTATCAATAGCAATTCTTACTGGAGTAAAAGAAGGCTTTAATATTAAAGTATTTGATTGGAGTAAAGGTTGCTCATTTTGAGGATTAGATCCGTCAACAAAATCTCCATATCCTAAAAATGCTCTATAACCAAAATTTTCAATTGGAGTAGTTGAAGGGACGTTGCTAATTGTTGGAGTATATTTTAAATCTACATAAACTGTTGAATAAGTTTCTTGAGCAATATTTGGATTATATAGTCCATTGTTGCGAGCTGGAATGTAATCTTTGATTAATTCGCTAATTTCAAAAGTTACTCTTTCATTTATAGCGGCACTCTCTAAAGTATATCTCAAGTCAGACGCTTGAATTGTAGTATTAGGAACTCCAGTATAAATATAGATTTCTAGTTGACCGCTTATTTGATTAGTTTGTTGATAGGAATAATAATAAGGACTCCTTACGTTAATTTTAGTTTGAGCCATAATTTAGTTTTTAGTTTGATTGTCAAATTGTTGTATTATTTTTAATTCTAATTTATCTGCAAGGCCGTCAAAGTATTTTAAAAAAGGTTTTGTAAAAAATAAACTTGGAGCAATTCCTTGAGCATATATTCTATTTGCTAACCAATATGCAATAGTTGTATAAGTTCCTTTACGAAATTGTCCGCCGTCAGATTGTCCTTTAGGATTTCTAAACCTCATTTTATTTCTAGCAACGTAAACTCTTAAGTCTTGCATTGGAGGTCTTTTTAATTTATAACTAAATCTTGTTTTTGCATCAGACAAAAAAACTGAATCTGTTTTTTTACCTTTTTGCTTACCTCCTTTTACCAAACTCGGATCAGCGCCATAAACTCCAGCATCTACATACGCTGCATAAGGCTCTCCCCAAAATATTAATTCAATTCCTTCTGTATCACTATCATTGATACCCCAAGTCAAAGAGTTTGCTAAATCGCCAGAACCTTTTGGAAAATCAGCAATTGCGTTTGCCCTTGCCTCTTCAACTACTCTTTGAGCATATTCATTTAACGTTTCATTAATTTCAGTTCTATCCATTATTTTAATCTTCTGGGACTACGCAAATAGTCATGTCATTTGGAACGTTAATTGTAAAGCTCACCGTCCAACCAGCAAGTTTATTAGTAAATCTATCCATAAATGGTTGGCAAGTTGGATTATTGGCTAATTGAAATAAATCGCTATATAAATCGCCTCTTCTTAGTTTTTCTAATAATCTATTAGCAACGGCCAATTGAGTATTTAAAACGTCTTGCTCATTGTTATTTCCTCTAAATTCTTCTGGAATTCCTTCAGCATAAGTTTTGCTTATTTCAACTATGTCCATAACTAATAAGTCAAAGTTAAAGCTCCATATATTACCTACTAAAGTAGCGTTAGAAACCATGAAATGCGAAAGAGGAAATATAGTTTGTTTATGTAAATCAACGTCCATAAAATTGCCATAAGTTACAGTATTGACGCTAACGTCTTTTTGTAACTCTTCACGGATCTTCTCAGTAACATAATAAAACCCTTTTAAACCTGAGTTGTTGTAATAGGACATATTTATTTTTTAAATTGTTGTTTTAATAATCTTTGTTCTAATTCTATTTTTTCTTTTTCAAAGGCTAAATAAGTGTAACATTGATGCAAACTCAATTTCGCAACGGTATTAAATCTTTGAATGTCTCCTTGACTAAGCGTATAGAGTTCTGAATATCCTCCCCATTTTCTGCCAAAACCTGCTTGAGCCGATAATCCTTCGTTGCCTCCTTCGACAAAAAGTTCAGGATAGCGTTTGACAATTTCTTGGTTAAACGATAAAAAAAAACAATTGCTCCAAATACTATTTTTATTGGCATTTGTTTTAACTCAATTGCATATTTATAACTTCCTTCATAATCTTCAATAAGATATTTGTCTTTTTGTTTTTGGATTATTGGTCTATATAAAACTGCCATTGCTTTATGCATAGTTCCATAATCAGAAATATATCTAGTTACGTCAGCATTTTCTCCATACGTAATTTTATCTAGATTAGGAATAAACCCATATTCAACCCCATTTAAAGTAAACGTTCTTACTAAGTCTTGATTTTTTTCATCTAACATTTGAGTTATTTGAGCAATGTATAAATCGACTTTTATTAATGGTATTTTCTTTAATTCTTGACCATTAATATTTAAAAAACATTTTACTAATTCCTCTTCATTAATCTTATCGTTAGTTATATACTTTTGATAAGATTCTAAAGTAACTTTGTCAAAATCTATTTTTTTTAATTTCATATCTTTTTTTTAAAACATTATATTTTGTTTAATGTATAACACGCTATAAAGTTTTTATAAATATTGGAGCGTAGAGTTTAATTGTCTTTATGTCATCAATATATTCATCTAAATAAACAATAGCAGTGTCAAAGTCTAATTCTTGTTGAACTAAATCTTTTGACCTTAATAAAATGTCAATGCATTTCCAATAATCATAAACGGCAACTTTAGGAGCAGTTGCAGTTATACCAACAAGAGCTTTGTCAAACCCTTGAGCCAAAACAACTGATTCATCATGATTAAGCATTAGTCTATCATAAAGTTTGTTTAATAAATCAATATGAGTCATTCGAGATCCGATTCTTATTTAATGTAAGTAGTATAAATTATTTCTAGCTGACCAATAAAAGTTCTTATACAAGAAGAACAATTTGACATTTCTTTTTTTGTTTTAAAAACTCTATTGTAGATTTTTAATAAATCTTTTTGAATCTGAGGTTTTAGCATTCCTTTATGATTGTTAAAGAAATTATGCAAATAGTTATATTCGTCTTCTTCTAAGCATAGAGGTTTATTATATCTAAACAGACGATTCAATCTTTGTTGGCGTTCATCACATCCGCAATCTTCTCCAGCAACCCATTCAACGAGCTTTTTAATTCCAGTTGCCTTAGTTATTTTTTCAATAGTATCGCCTAATCCTTTTGACTCGGCCTCTACTTTTGCTTTATACTTTTTATAATCTTTTTTTAGTTTTTTATTTTTTGCCATAATGTTAAATTTTATTGTAATCTTTATTTATATAATCTTCATAATCTTCGCTAAATTTTTCTCTTAATATGTTTTTACCTTTTTTCAAAGTGTGAAATATATTAACGAAACTTATTTTAGTTTCTTTTGCTATTCCTCTAATGCTTAAAGGAGTATCTCGATAAACTTCAAATATTCGTTTGTCATACCATTGCCAAGTTTCTATTTGTTTATCCATTTTATTAATTAAACGTCCCCATGCATTCTCTCGCTCTAAATTATCATTAGCAGTAAGGCGTTCAATGTCTACGCTTTTTATTTCAAGAAAATCCTCATCTTTAAAAAAATCGTCAATGTTTATTACTTTAATTTTGTTCTTCTTTTTTATATAACTTAAAAAGATTGACCTTATTACAAAAAACATATATCCTCTGGACGCATTGCCGTTTTGAATTATCTTATTTGGATTAGCATATTTGTAAATTTTTAAATAAGCCTCTTGAACAATATCCTCAGCGTAAGAACCGGCTCCAAGCATTAACGCAAGTTTGACATACTCTTTATGATGCCTTGCAACTATTTTAAGCCATTCTTGATTCATAACATTAATACGTAGAAATTAATAAACGTAGTATTCATTTGCATAAGGATTAACCAATTGATGCGAAACTGCATATCTTAAAGCGTCAATACAATGATTAAAAGCATCAATGGGAGTTTGTGATTTTTTTTCTAACCAACGATAATTTCTAAGCTCATTAATTAAATTAGTTGAGGACGGATCAATAATCAAGTCATAATCTTGTAACATAGTAATTCCAAAAGTTATAGAGCCTTGACCTTTAACTGCTGGAACTAAATTGCAAGTCTTAGACAATGATTGAATAAGTCTCGGCTCAGCACTATCGCCAACAATTAAATTTTGACCAGCATACTTATTGTTCAGATCTGCTATTTGCGAGGCCGTTAAGTTAGTTTGATAAAAGCATTCTTTAACATATATTTTTTTATTTGCTTTGTCAATACTTGTTTTAATTAGCGTTGTCGGATCTCGCATTCCATAATCTTGACCAAATACAACTTTGCTAAATTCTTTAAATAATCCTTCAGTCCAATTAGTAAATATTGCTCCTTGTAAAGTTCCAGTCAATCCTTGTCCATAAACTCTAAACCAATTTTTCCAATACTCATTGCCTTTGTCTCCTTTTGCTTTTGCTCTTTCTATTTCGTCAATTGCAGTTTGAGGAGCAGCCTCATTATCTTTATAAGTTAAAACTAACCAATCTGCCTCTTCATCATGTTCAAGTTCTTCATTTGCCCAAAATCTAGACGTAGGATTAAAGTCTAAATATATATGCCTTCTAGTTCTTACTGCTAATTGAAAATAACTTTCAAAAGATATTTGGTTAGCCTCATTTATATAGCAAACGTCTCTTCTTGCTCCTCTAAGTTTAGCATCACTATCAGCGCTGAAAAACTCCATTGTAGATCCGTTAGCAAATGTATAAGTAAGCAAAGAGCGATTAAATGCTAAAGGATTCCAACGTTTAGTTGATTCCATTATTTTTTTGAAATCTCTTATTGCTCCTCTTCTTAGATGAGGTATTGATTCAGCAATTATAGAAGTTTCGGTTTTAGAGTTTTTTATTGAGTAGTCTATTAGAATTGCAAGGATACCAAATGTTTTAGAGGCCGAAGTTCCTCCTTGAACAATCCTTATTCTTTTATTGAGTTTTTGTATCTTCTTTATTGCAGTCGTCTTCTTGAACATCTGGAAATAATGGTTGTTCTACAAATTGAGTTATATCTACGCTTTCTTTAGCCTTGCCATAGGCTGAATTCATTAACTCGCTATAAGCTCTAGAGTCTCCTTGCCTTGCTTTTTTAACTAAGGCTAGAGTAATAATATCTTCTTGCGTTAAGTCCTCCTCAGTTTGTGTTATAGGATTAACATATTTTTGATTAGTAGTCAACCAACGTTTAGCAATAGTAGACCTATTTAATTTGCCTTTTGGTCTTCCTTTTATATTACCAGATTCGCCTGGTTTCCATGACTTTAAATTTTCTTCATTTGCCATAATTTCTCATTGTTTTTTCATTGTTTTTTTTTCAATTCAAGGCCGCATTGATTACATATTTTAGAATAATCACCCTCTTCAATGTTTATAGGTAAATCTAAGCTCCAGTTACTTAAATCGTCTACCTCCCATTCATTAGCCAATAAATCCCAATCCCAATGACCAAAATTAATATTGTCTTTAATTACAAATTCTTTTTTTTGTTTTTCGCTCCACCCTTTAACCTTAATAACTGGAACTCTATTTAAACCAGCGAGCTGACATGCTTTATATCTCATATTGCCTCCAAGTATAACTCCTTCCTCATCTATTATAATCGGCCTTGCTTTTAACATACCAGGAAACGTTTTTAAGGACTCTACTAATTCTAAGAATTTATCTTGTTTTATGATCCGTGGATTCTCTTCATTTAATCTTATACTATCTAAATTGACTATTTCAATCATAAATTATAGGAATATTGAGCGAGTTCAATTTTTAATATTTCTTTAGATTTTATTAAACTCTTATTTATTTTCTTAGTATTAATATTAATTTCTTTAGACATTTTTCTTATGCTTGGAATATGATAAGTATATATATTTAAAAGCCTTTTATCAAACCCCTCTAAAGTATTAATTGCCTCCTTCATTTTACTAAACAATATTTCCTTGCGTTTGTTATTTGATTTAGAAGGAATTATATGTTTTACTTTTTCTATTTTAACTACTTTAATTTTCTTTTTTCTTACGTCATCTATTATCATATTTTTTAACACTTTTAAGACATACGATTTATTTATTACGTTGGGAATAGTATAAAATTTATTTACGTCAAACGAATTAGATTCTAATAATTTTAAATAAAAATTTTGCACAAAATCCTCAGCGGATCTAAATTGTTTTTCATTGATAGCGTTTTTTTGGACAAACTTAACTAACTCTAAATGGTATTTTGCTATATGAGATATGGCTTGTCTTTTATTCATTAGCCTTTTATTAATGTCAATTTTGAGTTAGGCTCTATTTCTTCTAGTAGAGCTTGAGTTAATTTCCATTTTAAACGCCATAATGCAGTTTCAAATCCTTTGACTTCTATAAACTCAACTGAATCGTCATTATGAATAACTTTAAAATCCATGTAGTAATTGCAAATCTTATGTTTGTTGACGTAAAGCTCAATCTTAAATTGAGGTATTATTTCTTTAATTTTTTTAGCTTGTAACAAGGCGTCAAGCGTTGCGGCAAACCCAGCCTCTAATTTACTATGATAAGAACGTCCTTTATAAGTTTGCTTAACGGCCTTATATTTATTTCTTGTTTGGTATCTTTTTGAATAGGTCATATTACAGATTTAACTGTAATATCCGAAGTAGAGTTATAAAGTTAAATTATTAAATTGGTTTATTATTGTCATTTTGTTGTAAGTATTGAACAACGTCTATATATTGACTCCAAGAAGAACATTTGCAACAAATACCCTGTCCAGTGTCAGTAGTAACGTTTCTTAAAATTGGAGCATGGCAGCACTTACTAACAATAAAATTATGTTTTTTCAAAATAGTTCATTTTGTTTTTTAGTGTAACTAGTGATAATATTCATTGCTCTATTTAAAATATGTAAACCTAATTTAGAGTCAACGGCATTCCTTTCAACTAAAGGTTTTTTACAAGCAACGTTACCTTTTGATTGCATCATATTACCAATAGTTTTTTTTGGTTGACTAATTTTAGGAATAGAAAAATTTGCCCAAAGATAATGTCTTCCTATATGCTGAGGCTTAATTAACGGCTCATAATAAGACTTAACATTTTCAACGCAAAACTTACCTTTAAAAAAATTTTGTAAGAAAATAATTTCTTGATATAATTTCATATCTGGATATAATGGTCTTTTTCTTATAGATTGAGTAAAATAGTTTGTTATTGAATGAGTAGGACATGGAGGAGAAGACCAAATAAAATCAAACTCTTTATAATGGTCTAGTAAATATTCATGAGCATCAGCAATTACAACTTTGTCTTTTGGAAATTTATCTTGATATAAATTTGCTATTTCCTTGTTGTTTTCTACGGCTACGATACTATGTTCGCTAGACCATAATTCACGATTGCCTCCTATTCCAGCATATAAGTTTAATATTTTCAAAATAACTTAACTTGATTTTTATAAGGCTCTATTCTTTTATTTGCAACTACTAAATATTCTTGGCTAATTTCTGATCCGACATATTGTTTTTTTTCTTCTAAACAAGCAACGGCAGTTGTGCCAGTGCCGATATACGGATCAAACCAAATGTCATTTTCTTTGCCATGTAGTTGCATAAAATACCTCGGCAAGTCTAAAGGAAAAACGGCTTTATGGACATGGCTAAAATGATTATAATGCTTATTTTTTATATGAAAAACGTTAGGCTGATTGCCTCTAAAAGTAGTATCATAAAACTTTCTTTTGTTAGGTTGGTCATTACTAAATATTATTATATACTCATAAGCACTATTATAGACGCCAGGCTCCATTGCTGGAATTCCATAACCTTTATTCCAAATAATTATTTCTTTTACATGATCCGCAAAATGACCTAGCAATTTCATAACTGATAGTTTATTGCCAGACAATAATTGAATATTATAAAACACATGAAATTTGGTTACTCTTAACAATTCGCTAATAACTTCTTTTTGGTTTTCAAAATAATCATTGTCAGATTTAGCGTCATTCATTTCCTTATATTTTTTGCCTTCGCCATTTAATCCATTTTTACCAACGTTATAAGGAGGAGACGTTAAAGAATAATCAACAAAATTATTATCCATTTTTTGCATTGTCAAAAGACAATCTTCATTATATATTTTATTAAGCTCTACGGCCATTGTTTATTTTTTATATGTTCTAAATGATTTTGCTCTTCGGCTTGATTACAACGTTCATCAAAATATTTTCTAAAATAACTAAGTATCTTATCAATGCTTAGACGTTCATAAAATTCGCCATATTGTCCACTTATTATTTTACTAAACAAAAATGTCAGATCTGCTATTTTAAGAGAATAAAACTCGTTTAATATCATTTGAGAACAAAGTTTTATTTGCTCTTCGCTCATTGGATTTTTTAAGTTTGTTATTTCGTTTAAATAGATAAGCCATATTGTTACAAAATTAGCAGTATATTTTTCTCCATATTGACGTTGAATAGATCCGAGACTTAAACTTTTAGAATTAAAAGCATCAGCGTAACTCTTAATATTTTTAGCCTTATTGACTAAACAATTACTAGGATTGTAAACCTTCAATAATTTCTCTTTTGAAACTATCTGAATATCTTGCTTTTGTTTTATTATTTTTTTCATTTTCTTTTACTTTATAAATTCCTTTCCAACCTTTAGCCATTGCATTTATCATCATATACATTGCCTCTTGTTTATCCTTGCTATTATTACCTAGCTGCGTTAAGGCCGCTTGTTCGCTTTGTAAAGATTTATAATTAAACTTAAATTCTAATTTTTTATATTCTTTCCAATTTTTCCAAGATGCAATAAAATCAGCGTCATTATAAGGATAGACTACTTCTTTAACTTCTTTCTTCTCTCTTCTTTCTTCATTCTTCAGAGAAGAGCTTTTATTTGGGTTAACCTTTGGGTTTTTAGGTCTACCTCCTTTTTGTCCATTAGAGCGTTGTTTTTCTATAAACGCCCTCCTCTCTATTGAATATTCTAAAAGTCTTTTATTTATTAGATAATCGCCTCTATCGTCAAATTTTTCTTTAACTATTGGAGGCACGTGTTCCCAATCCATATCTATAATTCTAATTAGTCTTTCTTTTGCAACAATATTTTTTGTCCATTGAACGAGCAATAGTCTTAAAAATATGCCAACTTCTTCATTGGTCATAGTTAACGTTCCAGTCATAAAATCTTGAGCGTAAAATTGAAAGGCTGGAGGATTTTTATAATCTTTATTCATTTGCGGATCTCGTTTTTAAATTATCAAAATGAAACTTTAAGGCTAACGTTCCTAGTTTCTTTTTTTGTGCAATTGTAAAGCCGTCCCAATATATATAAATATTTTCATGATAACTAGGATTATCAATTCCAAGCATATTATTACATTTTATTAAGATAAATTCAGTTGCCTCTTTTAGTTGTTTATCTTGACTCATTAAACTTTCAAAATCTTTTATATGATGTATTACAGTCGCATGGTTTCTATCTATTATTCGTCCAATAACTTGATAAGGAATATTGGTTATTTTTCTAGATACATAACAAAAGCTCTTAATAGCATTAATATTATTTCTTTTTCTACTTTTTGAATCTATATTGGTTTTAAAAGTGTCGTTAACAACGGCCTTTATATTATTTAATTCGCTCATAGTGTTACTCATTTTTAAAAATTATTATCATATTATCAAACATTGCTCTAACGCTATCAATAGTTTCGCCATATTGATTTTGACCTCTAAATGCCAATCTGCCTTTTACAAATCTGATTTCTGTTTTATTAGGTAATATATAATCATGAAATAATTTAGTTGAAGTCGAGACCGGTAAAAGCATAACTATTGTTTTATTTTTCTTAAACTCTTTAATTGCTTTTTTTACAAAAGCCTCTTTTAGTTTTCTAGAATAAGGAGGATTAACATAATTACTTTTTCCCCATTCTATATCTAATCCATTCCATAAATTCAAATCATGGTCTAATGGACACGGATCAAAATCGAACTCAAACTCTTTATTGAGTTCATCATATAAATCAGTTGGAGTTTCCCATGAATCGCCAACAACTATATTTCTATTTTTTCTTGATTTCAAGGATTTTTTCTAACTCGATTATAGTCAACGGATCTAACTTTGATTTCTCCCTCAACTCTTTCAATTAAATTGTTTTCTAAATCAACAACTTTATAATGAAATTGAGCAAGGAATTTAATGCATTCGTTTATTTTTTCAGCATTAATTTTAATTCTTGAATCCGCCCATAATTGATTTTCTATTGGGTGTATTACATTTTGCGGCATAATTTTATATTTAATTGTTAAGTCATTAGGGAAGGCTGATGAAAACAAACAAACTATTAAAACATGAAAAATTTGCCTTCCCTTGATGACTCGGAGACTAAGCCTCTACTTCAGATATTACTTGTTCTACGTCTCCTAATTGTTTTATTTTTCTCGTTAATTTATCTACTTCCTTTCTCAACCAACCTCTAGTTAATGGAGAAATGTTTGCTATATGATGCAAGTCTCCAAGCAACATATCTTTTTTATTTCTTAACATAACAAATCTGATTTTTTGCAATTTGAGAAACTCCTCAGTATCATTAATAACTCTATAACGAGTATTAGTTTTATTAGTCATTAAATTAGATTTAAAACCAAATTCAGTTATTAGACATAAATCTTTTAACTCAGTAATTCGGCCTGTTACTTGATTAATATTAAGGTTATACATTTGAGATATGTCGAAAGCAGTAATTCCTGGAGTTAATCTTATTATTTCAAAAATTTCACTCCTTTTTTTACTAAGTTTTGGCAACTCTTCTTTGTAACTTTTATTTCTATTTTCTATTGATAAACTCATATTTTTAAAATTTAAAATGGAAGGTCGTCTCCTTCTTTATTATTAGTATTTTTAACTTGAGGCTCTTGTTCTTCAGCCCATGCTAACAATTGCTCAGCAGCGTCTAAAGTCTCGCCCATGTTTTTACAATAAGACAAACTAGAGGCAGCCTTTATAACTGCTAATCTTGATATTAAATTGTTTTTCTTATCGTTATTTATTCGATTATGATTTTGAGCTTTTAACGTATTAAAATCTTTATTTTTAGCATCAATCCACTTTTTAGCAATATCAACCCAAGTTCTAGTTTCACCGTTGAAATTTTGCCATTCCTTAGTTTGTAATTCATATTCTACCTTATTACCAACGGCAAAGAAATCGTCTTGTTGATCCGTAGTCGAATAATTAGCACAATCGCCATTTTCAAACGTTATTTCAAATTTATACCAAAGATTCCCTTTGTTATCTTGTTTTGATCCGTTGCCAACGTTACTCACTACAACAGATTCTTTTACTTCTTTATTTACTATTTTAACTCCCATAATTTTAATTTATATTGTTATTTAATAATTCAATTAGCGATATTACGCCAATACTTAGAATAAGACCTAAGACAATACCAGCTAGACCTCCAAGCATTAATTGGAAACCTAATTTCCTTGCTCTTTTGTTCTCAGCCTTAGTATCTCTAATTTGCGTTCTTTTAGCCTCTAAGATTTTTTCTAATTCTATAAGAAGAGTTTCAGTCTCCTTAGTTAATAATTGTTTACTCATTGATTTCAATTTTATTTTGTTCTCTAATTTTCTTTTGCAAAATAGTTACAACTTCTTCTTGGTGTTTTTCTGGCACACTAAAAAAAGTTGCAAACCAATTTGTTCTAATCGAGCCTGGTCTAATTCCAAATTTTATACTCAATTCCATAATTAAGGAATATTTATCCTCAATCTGCTCGTAAAGAGTTTTTATATTTTCTATCATAATTATATTTTTATTCAGTACCAGCAATTATATCTAACGGCGGATCTAAAATATCTTTTAGGTTTTTAATTTTTTGTTGAAGATATTCTTTTTCGTCTTGCAAATCTTGAACTTTGTTTTGATAATATTTAATGTCATATTCAATTCCAGTTGCTCGTTTTAATGTAAGACAATGTTTTAAACCTAATCTTTTTTCATAGCGTTTAAGTTTTTCTCTAGTTTGATTTACAAACTCGTTATATTGATAATCGTCATCTAATTTTTCGTTTATTATACTCATAGTTTTAAAATTTATTTATTGTTTTTATTTATGCTCTCCACTTTTTATTTGGATTTTTGTCATTAACAAAGTCTTCTCCAAATGCAAGGATTTCTAATTCTCTACGTTCTTTTTTAGTTATAGTATTGTTTTTAACTTTTTTATAAAGTTCGTCATAACGTTTTAAGCCTATTCTGTAATTATATTCGTCAGTTAATAATTTTTGAAATAAAATGTTATTTTGGGTAGGTGCTGACATACTTACCAAAAGGCTTCGTTGTTCAATTTGCTCAATTGTCATGTCGTTAATTATTGCTTGATATTGAGCTTCTAAATTTTTAATAGTGTTTTCCATTTTTTTAATATTTATTGTTTGATTATGCTAATCTAAGTATAAAAAAAACAAAAACAAAATATAAAAAAACTCTACGAAGGAAAATTTTGACTGTTGCATTATCTCAAAGTTTTAATGTAGTTACACCTTAGAGGGTAGAAAGTCGCTTAAAAACGCTCTAAATAGGCTCTATTGACTTGTTTGAATTTGTCCCAAGATTCATTAATTCGTTAAAACAAAGTTGTCCACCAATACAAATTGCGACTGAAATTGCTGGCTTTTTACCACGCTTAGCGTAAGCCATAGCGTAAGAATCAAAGTCAATTCCACAACCAGTTTGACAACCAAATATTTTAAAATTTGCTCCAACGAAATATTCAGTAAATGCGAAAGTATGCCAATGACCTTGTATTGTGTTCATCATGTCAGCCTTGCAACGAGTTCTTGCATTACCTCCCTCGCCATGAACATATTGAACATTATCAATGACTAAACGATCCGTAAAATTCCAATTGGGAACTTCTAAAACTTCTTGGTAGGATTTAATCCATTTTTTTGGAATTGCTGAAGTTTGTGCTTTTCTCATTATCATTCTGTCATGATTACCAATTATAACGTCTGCTTTAGGAAATGCTCGATACCAACGAGCAATTCTTTTTATTGCTAACTCTAATTCATCTTTGCCTCCTAGAGCTTCGCTATCAGTTTCATGATAAGAAGAATAATGATTGTCTATTATATCTCCAATAAATACGACTCTATTAATTAAATGTTTTGCCTTCATTTCTAGACAAAAATCTAAATAGGAATCTAAACAAAAAGGCTCATGCAAATCTCCAATAACTAAAACTCTAGATTGCTTTTTAGTTAAATGATTGAAAGCAATTGCTTTATTGCCTTTTAATCTTGGTCTAATCTCAAACATAATATTAATACGCAAAAATTAAATAATGTCGAATTAACGGCCTTGACCTTTATATCTTTTTAAATAATTTTTACTTGATTTTACTTTACTAGATTTAGATTTGGAATGAACGCCTTTGCGTTTACGAGATTTTGATTTATAAATATTGACTATTGCTTTACGACTTGCCATTCTTTTTTATTTTTTCAAAACTACGCCCTCCAAAATAAGAACCGATAACAGTTATAAGGGTTAGCTGAAGTAAAGATTTCCATTCGTCATCAACGTTGAAAGCAATAAATCCACTATCTATAAAAACTAAAAGTATAGTTGAAAATATTAAAAAGATTAAAACTAAAGGTCTAACGGATCTCGTTAACCAATTGCCATGCTCCAGATCTGCCCTCCAACGTTCAGTTACATTTTTTTGAGCTTCATTTTCTGCCTCTATAAAAATTTGAGTCATTTCTTGCTCTAGTTTTGCTCTATCCTCTTTGCTAAAAGTATGCTTAGCAACAATATTGCTAATTTTATCTGCTACTCCCCCACCAACTACGCCAAAGATTTTTGATAGTATTTCTTTCATAAATTAATTTTAAAGTTATTATAACAAATAAAATTTGATATAAATTAACATGAGATTCGCCACATAATCCCAATAAATGTTTTAAATATTCCATAATTATTTTTTTCTATAATCCCACCTAGCACGGCTACCTCTAATATCATAATGAACAAAAGTGTCATATAATCCAAGACCTCCTTGCAATACGTCTCCATTTTGTATGCCAGCCTCTAGAGTTGCTAACACTTGTTCAGGCTCTACTCCTTTAACAGAAATATCACTAGCCATTCCTAAAGTATGTTTTGACAATTTAACGCCGCCAGACGCCTCGTTATGAGAAGGACATCTATAACCACTATTTATTTTAATTGGTTTACCTAAATAATCTCTTAACCATTGCAATTGATTTGCAACTTTTACTAAGTTAAAATAAACCTTATCTGGAACGTTGCAATTTCCACAACTTTTTCCTTTACATTCAAACTCTTTTAATTTAAAATTTTTTGTCATTAGATTTGATAATTAATTCCTATTGATATTTCTTTTAATTCTCTGTCCCAATATTTTTGCATTGTCAACTCAGTATAGATTCCAAGATTTTTCCAAATTTTAACGCCAAACACGCCGCCGGCAGTGTAATCATTCCACTCGTTACCAACCTCATGTCCAAACCAATAATTTTTGTCTCCACTAATTAATTTATGATATGGCAATAAGTTGCCGTAAAAGTGAAACCAAATATTTTGTCTTTGGTAATAGTAATCTAAACCTACAACCGCACTTAAATATTCATGCGAATCAATTAAAGATAATTGCTCTTCATTATATAAATTAACCAATCTGCCATAAGTTGTCCTTCTAAACTCATTATCACTTGCGGCAATTTGTTGACCTTCTTCATTAAACCATAAATAATCATAACCAATGATTTGGTTAGTAAACGGATCTACTAATTGAAAAACTTGGTCAGTATAATTAAAATAATCATAAGCCAAATTCCACCAATTATTTGTCTCTAAATAATCTTGGATTGGAATATAGCCGTAAGCCTTATTTGATTTTCTATATATACCACCTAAACTTAAGGACAATCTTTTACCTATCATAATACGTCCTCTTAATTCAGCAGAAGTAAAATCTAAATCAATTAATTCGTTGACTTTATACTCGCCTTTTACTAACCACCATTTAGACAAATATCTAACAAACGCCTCTTTATTTTCAAAGCCTTTATTTTGTTGTCTACCCTTAGAAAATTCCACTAAATATTCTAAACCATTTTTAATATTGCCAATTGTAGCGGCTCTTCCAACGTTAGATTCTGATCCGTCATAGTAATTATTTCTATCCTCATAAGCAAAATGACTTAATTTTCTAATACCATAAGTTATATTATAATCATAAGGGTTTGGAATTGTAGTGTTTATTAATTCGTTTTCTTGAGTTACAAAATAAGTTTGGTCAACTTGGAAACTATTACTTTGATTATAAGCTCCATAAAAAGTAGCGTATTTAAAAACGTCATCAATTATTTTCTTAGTCTTATATTTTCTTTCAATTTTCTTATTTAATTTTTCATCTTCATTTACTAGACCTTGACTAAATATTGTCAAAGTAAATAGAAGAAATATTATGTTAGTTAGTGTTTTCATCTTAAAATTTATTGCTTAATAATTTATCTATATGTTTGTTAATTTCTTTTATGCAGTTCGGATCTAAAGTTAAAGAAATACCTCCCTCAGCTCGATATATTTCTTCGCCGTCATTATATAAAACAACGGTAGGCAAAGAGTTTATTTTTTCTTTTTGGAATATCTTTTGATTTTTTGATAAATACATAGTTTGCGTATTATATCTATTAAACTCTTTTAAAGATATTTCGTTTTCTTTAACAAATGAAGCCGAATATTGAACGACAGAAATGCCGTCTTTATTTTGGCTATAATTAGCAAAGGTTACAAAAAGGACAATTACAATAATCGCACATCTCATTTTAATTTACTTGGTTATATCATAGAGCCTTTCGTCTAATTTTTGAAGTTGCTCTTTTATTTCGTTTACGTCAGATTCAATATTGTCAATTTGTTGTTGGGTTTTTTCCAAATTCGACCTAATTAATTCGTCCTTAAAAGAAAATTCAATTTTTTGCACTGAATTATCTTTGATGCTTTCAATTTCTTCTGTATTACTTTCAACGCTGGCAGTCAAAGTGAAATAAACTCCAAATATTGAAATTAATCCAACTACGCCTCCAACTATTTCTTTTAAGCTCAGCGTAAATTTTGACTCAGTGTTTAAGTTTTTTTCCATTACATTTTATTTGTTTGATAATCTATTCCTTCAAATAAATGAAGGCCGTCATTATCTAAGTTAATTTGATTTCCTTTAAACCCTTCAGCATGGTCAACCTCTTCTCCATTTTTAAAAACCCATAAAACATCAACTAAATAATTGTCGTTTCCTTCAATGTTACCTATCTCAACTATTGTATGGGAATGACCTAGAGGAAGACTTGCTAAAGCCTCTTCAAAATCTTGAATTCTTGAAAATTCATATTTACTATGTCTTATTTCTTTCTCCATTGGTTATAACAAATTGCTATTGCTTGGTCTTGGTCTTTAAATTCTTTTTTTACTATTGTATCGTTAACACATCTATTCATAAATGTTTTTTGGTCTTCATTTGCTTTAGGTTTAGGCAGAGGCATAATTATTGAGTTAAAATTTGTAAATATTTAGTTACTTCGGATCTCGACAAACTTCTTGTATCATAGATTAATAATTCTTTACAATACCCTTCAAAATCGTTAAATCCAGAGCCGTTTTCAAAAGATATTTCTGTGAATGTAGTTGCTTGAAATTCTGGCATTTGTGTATCAACTCTTACAGATTTTCCATTAATGTATAATTCGCCGTCATCTTTACTCCAAAAGATTGCTATTTTATACCATTTATCAGCATAAAAGTCATTATCTACTTCATCAGCACTATTATAGAAAAAGATACTAGAGCCGTTTTGTTTTATTGATACTTGAATTCCTAGCGTTGTGTTATTAATAGTAGAAAAATTAATTGTTACAACATTATCGTTAGTTCCGTCATTAATAGAAATTTGTCTTTGACCTCCAAAGCTCCATGCATTTAAAGGTTTTATATAAGCATAAAAAATGCCTTGTTGACTTGCAATATCTAAAGTAGAATTAAACGCCTCATCTTTTGTTCTAGTAACTTGTTGTTGTTGAGTTGCTATATAACTAGTAGGAAAATTAGAGTTTTTTTCACTTTCAACCATTGCTCCCCAAATATATAAAGAGGTATTAAGAGGTAATTGGTTGCCTTGAGTTGAATTTATGCTTATTAAAATTCTAAAATATGGATTCCAAGTTTTACTTGATTGGTCTTCTTTATTATAAGTAATAAAGCAACGATACCAACCATTACCATAATAATACATTCCAGTATTTCTAGGAGGATTAACGCCTAGAGTTTCATCAGCAACTGATCCGTTTATTAAATCAAAAGAAACGCCAACTTCAATTCCTGCTCCTCCTAAAGTTGTATCATATAAATATATTGCTCCTAATCCACTTTTTCCAGCCTTCATAAATACACTCCAACAACTAACTTGATTTGTAAAAACTTGAGCTTGTTGTTGAACCCATTGATTTTGAGTTCCATTTCCAGCAGTTGAAAGCAAGGTTGCTGGACTCATAGTTGCTTGACCAGCAGGAGAAAATTTAGTTTTATCCATATTAACGTTAGTTCCACTCCAGCCAACGTTATAATCTGAGGAATAAGTTACAAGGTTAGTTGAAGCCGGTTCCATGAGATAACTAGGAGTATTGTCAGCGTTGCCTTTTACGTCTCTTTTACCATACGGAATTTGGTATGTAAGTCTTGGTATTGAATTGCCAACAACTTCTATTAAACTATCCTTATTCACTCGCCTCGCAATTGAAGCTCTAGCAAACTCAAAGTTTTTGTCATAAGGAATAGCGTTATATAATTCGTCAGCCTTATAGCCTCCTGGTATAAAAGCGTAAACTGGATTTATCATAATACTTTTATTATTAAATAAAATAAGGCTGGAATTGAAGACCATATAAAATCTCTATATTCCATTTTGCCTAATCTATATATTTTATCAATTATTATTTCTTTACTAGCGAATATTAATAGACTTACT